TATATTAAATTTAACTCATCCAAGCCCTATCGCATTCTTTGCTACAAAAATCTCCATCACAGGGATTAAGACATTCTAGGCATTGGTTTTCTTTTGGTTCGTTTGATGGGTCGTACATATTGTTTGATTATAGTGTGTTTAAAAATAAACTTGATTGTAAGGCTTTTTTTGGCTCTTCGTTGAATTGTTGGTAAAACATAACGAAGGCAAACATCATAGTATCTTTGTCTATTGTTTTGTAATCTATCCCTTTTGTAGCTTCTGTGTAAAATTCTTTGTAAGTCATATTGTTTGTTTTTAATTATACACCAAATATAAAACCTTTTTTTGAATTAACAAAACTATTAACAAAAAAACTTTTAGTAGATAAAATATTGCCCCTTGTTTGGGTTCTCTAATGTATCGGTTAGAATGTACCGTGCAGCATCTATACAATCGGGATGTAGACCGCTTGGCTTCTGAGTCTTGTTGCCTTCTTTATCTGTTGCCCATATATAACCACCTAATTCTTTTTTAAGGTTCTTAGAACGGCTTGTAACGTATATCTCGTTTTGATTCATTAAGTTGATACCATATACAACTGAGTCTCTTCCTTTACTTACCCCGTGTATGTTGTGACCATATCCCTGTAACTCTGCTATTGATTTAGGCTCTGCACTATCAGCTGTTATGTTTTCTCTTATATCGTGTGACTCTAAAAATCTGCTAATATCTCTATTGAGCATTCCCTTTTGATATAGTACCTCATCATATACATAAGCATCATTCCATTTATATAGTGCTATTAATGTTGTAGGGTCTACGCTGTAGCCAAAATCCATTCCGTAACCTAGTAACCTTGCTTCTTGTGGTACTGTATCTATTTCTTTCCAGTCTGGTATACAAGCACCCTCTAAGCTTCCTACCTCTCCAAGTCCATATACTCTCCACCAGTTAGCCCAATAAGTAGATGTCTTAGCCTTATCCTTTGCTTTCTCTATTTCCTTTACAATACTTTCAGGTAGTGAGTCATTATCTTTATAGGTTAGTGTAATAAAGTCTGTATCGTCTTTCCCTATTAGTTCTTTGTCTACCCAAAATAAAGCAGATGGATTGTAGTCTAACCAGACGTTTCCCGATGTCCTTACTACTAACTGTTGGTATGCATCAAAAGGAATGTTGTTGCACTCATTAATATATAGGTCTGTTCTTCTTGCTCCTCTAAGTTTATCTGGTTGGTCAGTTGAAAAGAACTCTATATAACTTCCGTTTGTAAAGGTGTATTTTAAGGTACTCTTATTTAGTTGGCTATCCTTATATCTATTCACGCCCTTAAGAAGCCCTAAGAAGTCTTTAAAAGCACCTCTACGTAGATGAGGTATTGATTCACTTACTACACTAATCTCCTTCCCTTTGTTTCGTATGGCGTAATCAATAAGGATTAGCAGAATACAAATAGTCTTACCAGCAGATGTTCCACCTCTTACTATCTTTACCCTGCTATCTAATTCCTGTAACTTATCTAATGCTTGCGTTCTAGCTACCTGCATCTATAAGAATAAAGGTAAGTCTTCGTTAATAGTAATGTCCTTAGTTTCTTTTGGCTTCCCTAAGTAGTAGCTTAGGTACAACTGTACCCATTTAATATTTCCAGACTTTACACCCTCTGACAACGCTGCTAATGCATCATCTTCTAATGGGCTTAGTCTTTCTACTAATTTTATTTCTTCGCTCTTAGGTTTACGCCCTGCGTTCTTATTACCCCCGTTGAATTTTCTTTTATCCACAATCAAATAATTTCATTAATGATTCTACTATAACAATAACTTTTTAAAGTGTTTGTTAAATGCCACCTGCATCATCATCGCCTTTATTCTTGTGGTAATCCTCAAAGTATACCCAAATACTTGCTAGTGTTATCGTCCATCCTAAGAAGAACAATAATAAATAACTTCCCATCATAACCTTATCTTCGTTTACGTTTTAAATCCATTTGCATCATATTACATATTGCTTCCATACGTTCTAAAAGGCTTTCTGCTTTCTCCTCTGGTGTTTTATCTATTAATAGATGTAGTCTATCGTATGCAGTTCCTGTTTTCTTTTGTTGTACTTTAGGTTTTGTTTTCTCTTCTCTCTCTTTGTTTAGTTTGTCTCTAAGGTTGTTTGTTTCTGCTTCCTTTTCTATTCCGTAAACTTCTCTATGGTAGCTTGCCAATACTATTAGATACTTATTTCTAAACTCGTGGTCTGTCTTAATCCAATAGTCTGCTTTATTAAAACCGTGTAACACTGATGCATGATTCATGTTAACGGTATCGCCTATACTTTGATACACCATATTCTCTTGGCTTCTTAGTATGTAGAAGTATATAAACCTAGCTTCTATTAATAGTCTTTCTCTACCTACTTCGTTTACGTTTTTATTTAAATATTCTCTTATTAAATTTTTAAGTATTTCTGTTTTGTTTATTATTACTTGTATGTATTCTGCTTTCATTTAAAATAATGTAATTTGTTTTTCGTTTTGTCTTTTCATAATACCTATTGCAGTTTCTAGTATTGTTTTACCAGCTTCATAGTCTACTAAGTTGCGGGCTATTTTATTTGTGGGTTGTCTTCCTTTGTATTTATAGAAATCGTAATCGTGAAACTCACATAGTTTTTTAACCTCGTTTGTACCACTAGATATTTTTGCTTGTTCTCTTTTAGACAATACACTTGGTAAATTAAAGTTTGTCCAGTACAAATGTCTATCTCTTTTTTTAGCAATAATCAATGGTTCATAATACGGTATTACGTTTTCAACTACATATTTACCCTTAAAACGTGCATCTTTTCCTTTTGAAACAGTTTCTAATAGTATTATTTCTTCATATAATTTCATATCAGGGTATTTTGTTTCTAAATTAGGATTCCAACCCCTTGCTCTACTATGTGTAGGGCAGGGGGGAGAACTCCATATAAAATCAAACTCTTTGTAATGGTCTAGTAAGTATTGATGTGCATCCCCTACTACTACCTTGTCATTAGGAAAACGCTCTTGATATAATCTTGCAAGTTCTTCATCCCATTCAACAGCTGTAACTTCTATATTAGTTACTTCATCCCATTTATATCGGTTACCTCCTAGACAAGCATATAAGTTTAGTATTTTCATTATTTATTTTTATTTTTTCTCTTGTAGTATTGATTTAAATACAACTCCATTAACGGTCTAAAATCCGAAATAGACGCAATAGCTAGGTTATTTTTTATTGCCATTTTTTCATATTTCTTAAAGAGATGTTTCATTGCCTTTCTATCTTTTTGGCATTTTCGGTAACCTATTTGTATCATCTCCCTTACACAATAAGCTGCTATTTTTCTTTTACCAAATTCTTTATTTAAGTAAGAGAAATTTTCTAACATAAATTTTGCAAAATCTATATCTTTTATTTTACAATTACCTTCTTTAAATTCTTTAACTCCAGCACTTGATAAACCAAAAAAACAATTTACAATATTACCTACCGATATGTTATTGCTGTTGGCTTTATAAATATCGTACACTGTTTTGTAATCTTCATTGTAGTCAACATATTCTTTTAAATAGTTTAAGGTATTCCAAGAAAGGTTACCATTGTTTAAACTTATTATACTATCTAAATGTTCTTTAGCGTTGTCCGTGTCTACCCAATCAACTATATAAGCAGGTACAGTTTTTTGATTTAATAATATAGCTGTCTTTACTCTATGGTGTCCTTCCATTAAATCTCCTTTATCAGAAATAGTTACTGGTATCATCCAATGATGTTTTAACAATTTTTTAGAGAAATTCTCTGAATGTGATTCTACTAAGTCTCTATTTACTTTAGCGAATTTTATCTCGCTAATTGGATAGAATGCCTGAAACGTTCCTACTTTGATGTTTGTGTTTGTCATAATAATTGTTTTTAATTGTTAGTGTTTAGTTTAATATTAAGGATTCTAGTTCTGCTTCTTTTCTTTTGGTTTTTTCTAATCTACATCGTTTAGCGTGTGAATCCAAATAGCTACCGTTGTATTCATTGCCTGATATAATTTCATCAAGCTCTTGGTTTGTGTACTGCGAATAAATAAAGTCTGTGTAATTCATAATATGTATTTGTTTGTTGATGTAAACTTACAAAACATTTCTGACATACCAACAATTATTCTTAATAAAATTTATAAGTATTTTATAAACGCCTAAAGGATAGAAGTTTAATTCCTAAAATTCTGTACGAAGTTTTAACAAGTTATAGCATTCAACATATCTCTGCTTTGCTTTTCCCTTGTATGTATCTTTAAAGAGTTGATACATTTTCTTTGTGTATTGGTATTGTGTATTACAATCCGCTAGGTATTTCTCTGCGAACTTCTTCCCTTTACCTTTGCAGTAGTTTACATTATCTGCCGTGTCTCCTATAATCATTTGCTCATAGAAGTTGTACATTGCTTCTTCTTCTGTTATATCGTAAACAACTTGATGTTTCTGGTGGTAGTTGTACATCAAGCAGGGAAATTGTTTGTAGTCTTTATCTATTGAGATAATCATTACGTTATCTCTTCCTACTTCTTTTGATAGATTGTACCAGTACTTTGCTACTAGGTCGTCAGTCTCGATGCCGTGTCCGTAGAGCGAGTTATAGTTCTCTTTGACCCAATCGTGCATCTCTTGTAAAAGGATGGGCTTAGGAGTGTTTATTCTGTTTGCTTTGTACTTTGGTGTTATTAGCTTTCTAAAGTTTCCTAGAGAACCGCTAAAGACTACTACCCTATCTACATCGTAAGAATCTTCTAGCTTATTTATTATAGACATAAACACCTCATCAAACTTTGAGGTGGCATCTTCTAGGTTTTCGTGGTAAGGGCTGTCTTCTGGGTTGTCTCTTTTCTTGTAGCAGCTTGACCAGATTAAACTGTCGGCATCAAATAATAATATCATTGTTTGTTTGTTTTAGGTTACTCTTCTTTTACTTCCTCTTCAAATACTCTTCTTTCTATTACTTCGATTCTATCAATCATTACCATTAGAACTTTCTGCATCTGTTGGACTTCTTTCATCATCCAAATCAATTTACTTTCTTTCATTTATCACTTGTTTAGTTAGCACTACTCCTGTTTGCTTTACGTACTTAATCTTATTGTCTTTCCAGCTAAATACATTTTCTTTCTTTGTTGTTCTTTTTCTCATTTTCTTTCTTTGTTACAGTTTCCGCAGTTCGTTCTTGTGCCTGAATTTAAAGCACCGCAACTTATGCAGTTCCAAGTTTTATCTGTCATTTAGTTGTTTTAGTTTTTCTATATATAATGTCGCATCCATTAACTCTTCCTGTAAATGCACTAGGAACGCTTCTAAGGACTCTTTACTATCTTCTAGTGTTGTATTATACTTTTTTATTCCTACTTGACTACGCTCCTCGTATAGGTCTTTTACGTCTTGTACTATACCATCTCTTGAATTAAGCCCTAGTGTAGAGTTTTTAGTCCATTGATGTTCTAGCCAATCATTATAATCTTTCTTATTCTCGTTCTCAAAGTACTTCTTTATACTATCGCTCATAGTCCTAGTTCTTGTTTTTTGCTATATACCTTTAGTTCTTTCTCTAACTCTTCTATTCTATCTTCTGCCTTTCTTGCTCTTTCTATAGCTCTAATAGAATCTTGTCTATACTCTTGCATTGCTATGTGATAGTTGTTCTTCTCTAACTGTAGCTTATTACAAGAGAAACTTATCTTAACAACCGCAGCGCAGACATCGTTTAACTGTAAGTTATCTGGCTTGGCTTTAACCCATTCCAATACGTTTGACTGTAGTGTTAATAGATTACTTGTAAGTTGTATGTCCTCCATTACTTCTAGCTTCTTGTACATTGGTTCTCTTGATGTCATTAGAATCTACATTTTTTATTTTCGTAATGTACACCTATTTTATTTAAAAACAAAATTATAGGTTCTTCTCCATATTCAAAGTTTTTCCATTGACCATCTACATAGCGTCTAGTAACAAAACAATCCTTTAAAGGTATATCAGTATTCTCGTCTTTGTGTTCGTGTTCTACTTTAATAACTAACCCAGCATCCCCCCATCTATCTGCAATGCGTGTAAGTAAGTATTCTTGACCTTTAGGTATTCGATTGAATCTTCTTTTAACCTCTCCAAGAATTAAAATCTGATTACTAAACTCAAATACAAAATCAACATCACTTGGGTGTATCTTTCCGTTTTGAACTCCAGTGAAATCTACAGCTTGATTCACTAACTTACTATTTCTTATTAAACTCATTTATTTGTATTCGTTAAAAATACGCTCTAGCTTTTTCCAAACTCCATTTAAAAAACAACTGTTACATCCAGTCAATTCCCTACGGTCATTAAAAACCCTATTGTAAATGTTTAGTAAAGCCCTTTGTTCTTCTATCGTTACCGTGTTTAGTTTACCTACTCTTTCTTCTAGATAGTTGTACTCATCTTCTGTAAGGCAGTTTGGTCTGTAGTTTGGAAATAGATAGTTTAGTTTCTCTTTGCGCTCATCACATCCACAGTCATCACCAGCTACAAACTTAACTAACTTCTTAATACCTGTAGCTTCTGTAAACTTCTCTACCGTATCGCCTAATCCTTTACTTGCTTCTGCGTGGTTCTTCTTCCACTCTTTGTAAGCCTTACTTCTTTTGTCTCCTTTAAATTCTGTCATAATCTTCATTTTTATAGTCCTCGTATGTTTCTCCTAACTTACTTTGGATATCGGTTTTACAATTCTTTAATGTATTAAATATACTTACCCAACTTATGTTGGTCTCTGCTGCTATCTTTCTTATGCTTAAATCTGTATCTCTATACAACTTAAATAGTTTTCTATCGTACCAATTCCATTCTTCCGCAACCTCATCTATAAGGGTACAAACTTTGTTAAACGCTTCGTGTTCTTCTAAATTGGTTTCGTCTGCTATCTGTAAAAGGTTTTCTTCATCATCAATACTAACTTTCTGTATTTTTCTTTTAGAATTATAATACTGAAAATAAACTGAACGTAAAGTAAAAAACATATATCCTCTAGATACTTTGTTATTCTTGATAATGTTGTATGGTTTCGCATATTTAATTAATCTAATGTAAGCCTCTTGTACAATGTCCTCAGCATAATTAAACTCGCCAAAGCCATTTACTATCTTAATCCAATCTTCGTGCTGACTAGCTACAATGTTTAACCAGTCAAGCCCTATTATTCTTTTTTCTCTATCCATATTACTGTTAGACTTATAAAACCAATGCAGCATTGCAAGGTATTCTGTACTAAGTTTTCTTCTTCAAATCTTTCTTTGGAATATAAAGCCCCAAACATAAGACCAATAATAGGCTGGATATATACGTCAGCTTCTACTTGATTGCTTATAAAGATAAATACGGTTGCTATTAATAATAATAAGGCTATTGATTGAATCATAATTTAAAATTTTAATATCTCATTTACTTCTGTCTTCTTAGAGTGTAAGATGTCTTTACCCATAAACTCGAAGCCTACATTATTTCTAGACATTCTTAGCTTAATAGGTTCGTTATGTGGTGTGCATCTTCCACCTGTTTCAGTTTCTTTTACTTTAAGTACGTGAAGGTGTGAATACATCCAGTCCATTGCAGAACCCGTATACCTGTGTATACATATAACATCGTCAGAACGGTTTCCCCATTTACCCCCTCCTTCTACTCCTGCTAGTCCTAAAGGTTGTGGCAGCTCTTCATACTCGTGGTCTCTTGGGTGTACCCTACGAAGTGCATCAGTAACACCGTGAGCGTTTAAATATACCGCAACACTTCTTTTCTTTGCAAACAATCTAAACTCAGAAGCTACTTGGTAATCGTATTCGTGACTACCTACACCTCGCATCATTTGTGTGTCTTTTGCTAGTGAGTTATAAGGGTCTATTAATAAAGCATCATAGTTCCAAGCGTCTTTAATTTCATTGGCTTGTTTAAGTAATTGCTTGTATGTAAATAAATCCTCTACCTCTATTATTTTAAAATGTATATCACACCATTTAACTGCATTGTTAATCTGAGAGTCTGAAGCGTCCTGTATAGGTAAACCCATCTTGAACTCAATAATCTTTCTAACTAAGCCTGAAGAAGTGTTTTCACTTGACCACAGCAAAAACCTTAAATTATGCTTCATTGCCCACACCGTAAAAAGGTATGTTATTATAGTAGTCTTCCCTACGTTAGCGTGTCCTATTAGTAAATTAAAATTACCAGCTTTAAATCTTATATATTCATCTATATCAGGTATGTCCATTTTAAGACCTTCTAAAACACGACCATACTTAATGTCTAGTATTTTCTTTTCTATGTTTGATGCTTGTGCTATCATTGTTTGTTATATACTTTGTGAAGTTTTATGATACTTATATTGATTTTTCTTATTGTATTTCTCTTTAGGTTCTACGTAGTAACCTGTAACAGGATTTACAAAGTAATTCCAAAAATCGTAAGGCATCTCTTCTCCTTCGGGTAATTTTTTAAGCGATTGTCTGTTCATATAAAGGTATAAAAAAAGGGGGCTATTAACCCCCAATTAAATTAAAACGGTAAGTCCGCTGTTGTTTCTCTTGAGGATTGTTGTTGAGTGTTGGTAACCTCTTCACGTTGTGCTACTACTATTGTAGCATCTGGGTTAATCCATCTAAGTCCTGCATTACCTAAAGAAACTTTTTTCTCTTTAGCTTCACGCTCCTCTTTAGACTGACCCTGTACAACCCAAGCGTTGTTACCGTACTTGCTCTCATCACTCAAAATAATATCAAACTGCAGATACTTTCCTTTTGCTAATTTTGTTTTGTCGATAGACTCTAAGTCTATACTTCCTGAAATAATTCCTGTCGTCATAATTTTAAATTTAAATGGTTATTGTTATTTAAGTAGTCCTTCTACTTTAGTTGATACTTTGTACTTAGTACGTACGTCTGCTATTGTTGCAGTCCCTTCTGATAAGGCTTTCTTTACTTTATTAAACTGTGGTGTGTTTTCATTTAACCAAGGTAGTTCTTCTTTATTATGCGTATTAGTAGCATCACTATCTTGCGTGTCATCAATTAGGAATAGGTTTCCTAAAGAATACTTCTTAGCATACGATGATGCAGAACCAAATTTCTGTGGTGCTTGCATACCTTTCTGATTCATATCAACTGCTACTACAGCTGTAGCGGCTATCTCATAAATACCATCTGATAACGTAGCTGTGCTTGTCATAATAGGTAGACCACATAGTTCTGTTACTTCTTCTCTAATCGTTATAGATACACCTAATTCAATTAAGAATGGTTTAGTTGCTTCTAGTACGTCTTCTGCAGAACGGAAAAGATAGTTCCCAAAGGAATTTCTTCTGCTCTTCTTGGCTTTTAAGTTAGTCTGTATTGTAGCTAACTTTTCATTTAGTGTTAATTCTTTACTCATATCATTTGTTTAAAGTTATACGCAAATATATAACTTATTTTTGACATACAAAAAAAAAGGGTAAGAAATTAATCTTACCCTCTTTAACCTTAATAATAAACAAACAATTCAATTAAGAATATTTTTTGACTTCATTTGAATAATGTACTACCATTTCTTCTAATTCGTCTGATGTAAATTTACGTATTTTACGGCTTTCTTGTAATAGTTCTTCTGAAAGTTTTCCACCAAGATATAAACTAAACTTATATTGCTCCCCAGCCTTAAACATATTACACCCTACGCATTGAGGTTTAACATTTCTTTCATCCCATCTAGTAGAGTAATGTTTTCTACTCATAAAATGTCCTGCCTGAATCCCTCCGCTCTTCCAATGTCCAACCTTACCACAAGTAACACAAGTGCAGTTACCGTTCTTAGAGTTGCTTAGTCTTATATATTGACTAAAGATATTATCTAGTTTTTTTACAAGTTTACTTCTTGTTAGTTTTTTAGGCATCTAATGATTTTAGTAATAAATTACCAGATAATTCATCGATTCCTTTTATTTGCTTATAAATAAATTTAGAATTTTTTTTTACTTCTAATCTTTCTGCTTTTGAAGAATCGCTTCCTAGATTAGTATACATATTACAATCAAGTTTTAGTAATTTATCAGTTCTTTCTTGAATGCTTAATGCAAAATCTCTTGCATAATTTTCAGCTTTTACTTTTATATCTTCTTTCATATTGCTTATTTTAATTTGAGATTAACTATTATTAAGCCTCCTCCCACCAAAGGTAGTTTATTTTTTTTACAAAAGCAAATAGATTATTAACGAAGCGGTCGTACAAAGTACCTTTTAAAATATTTACTCATTTTTGTGTTTATTGTTACCCATAATCTTTTCAGCACCTCTAGAACCAAAGTAGCCTATAAAAACGATTGTTAATAATTCTTTTACAGTTTGTAAATCTTCTAACTGATACGCCCATCCTATAACAAAGGCAACTGTTAAAAACGCTAATGTAAGAG